ATGTCTCCATCGTCTAGTGGCCTAGGACTCCACCCTTTCACGGTGGCAACACGGGTTCAAACCCCGTTGGAGATACCAGGCCCATATAGCCCAGCGGTAGAGGCAATCGACTTAAAATCGATCAAGCGTTGGTTCAAATCCAACTATGGGTACGCCTCCCTAGCTCAGTGGTAGAGCATCCGCCTTGTAAGCGGAAGGTCGTCAGTTCAATCCTGACGGGGGGCTCAGAGAATAGCCTGTATCTCTTCTCTCGTAAGACCAAGTTGTTCTAGCTTTTGTAATGCGGCTTCAACTTTGGCAGCCTTAGCAGATTCTTGTTGTAATTTCCATGCGGGGTAAGCCGAAAATCCAGCTTCAAAATCTTCTCTACTTACTGGATCACAAGATATAAACTGTATGTTTTCATAATCATTTCCATATACAGACCAACCACCATCTGGCCTAAGCATATTTAATACATCTACTCCAGTTACTTCCATTTTATGCACCTATTTCTATTAAAATTATTGATTGTGTGTATGGCCCAAATCCTATTTGCGGACCATTAAAAACATTGTTCATCTGTGTTTTATATATTGTTGCAGATGTAGTATTGGGGGAATCTAAATACATTATTTGAACTGAAGAGTATAAATTAAATATACCAGTTCCAGCAGAATAAGAGTTTAGATAGCTTCCGCTTATAACTGTAGAGTCTCTTAATAAATTAACATTTGCACCGTTATTTGCGTTTGCGCTAGTTTTAAAAACAGAATTGTGGCTTACTAAAACAAGGATTTTGCTAGTAGCACTTGTTGGAGTTATTGTTGCAGATAGCCCAGTATCTGTCATGGTTGTTGTAGAATTTGCATATGCTGTAGAGGTTGTTCCTTGTACAACCTGTTTTAGTTTACCATAAGACAAAGCCGCCGCAAGCGAAGTATCATCTACATATTTTTTAGTGGCAGCATGTAGATTTAAAGATGGATCTCCAGGTAAAGTAACAGTACCAGTAAATGTTGGAGACGCTATTGGTGCTTTTAAAGCTAAACTATTTGTTACAGTAGTAGCAAAACTAGAATCATTATTTAATGCTGCAGCCAATTCATTTAATGTATTTAATGTTGCAGGAGCAGAATTAATAAGATTAGAAATTGATGTATCTACATATGACTGAGTTGCAAGACTTGCTTCTGCAGCAGTTTGATTTTTCCATAGTCCAGAAGCCGTGTCATATGCCAAAACCTCATTATCAGCTATTGATCCATTAGAATCAAGCAATACATCATGTATTTCTCTAAGCTCAAATCCATTTTGTGCCTTAACAAATATTTCTCCGTTGTTTTGTTGTTTACGAGTTACTATTCCTATAAATACTAAATGTGCAGGTGCTACTGGCTTATTTGGTAATCCATATATTAAATTACCATTTGTTCCTAACCATACTGGATCTCCTGCATTTCCCGCCGCAGAAGTATCTAATCCAGCAAGCAATCCTTCTGTAATTACATATCCAATTCCATTTGTTGCAAGATCAGTTTCAATAAGACCCATAGTTTTGCTGGATGTTGCTTCAGAAACATTAGAAGCTTTACCAACAATCATATTTGTGCCAGATTGACCAGTTGATCCAGTAACATAAACTGCCTGACCTTTTGTTAGAGGTTCACCAGCTTTTACTAAATGCTTTACTGTAGATATAAATGTTACTGGCTCCACTACTGGAGCTGGATCTGTAAAATGAACTGTATTAAATGGCACGATGTATTTCCATTATTGCCGCTTGCATTCCAGCAGCGGAAGCAATGGCATACATTTTTTGCGAAGATGGCATCTCTATAGTAAATGCTTGATTTACATCCACCCTAAATCCATAGTTTAAAGAAGATACAGAGTCGGATCCAAGATATAGGTATCCAGCCGTGTTTATATTTTGAATAATCAATGTAAAGCTAGACTTGATATTTTCAGATATATCAAGAAGCGTTGGAGTGGTATTAGAAATACCAATTAATGAATGCTTTATCATATATGCTTATTATACCCCAATAAAGGACAAATCCCAATCAGAGGCGGATCCGATTGGGACTTGCTGCACCGAAGTGCAAGTATGGGGAGCTTCGGTGGGATGCTACAACCCATACAGATATATTGTCACATAAAAAATATTTTAAGTCAACTAGGATTCTTGATTTTCTTGCGGAGTATAAGAAGGTCCTGGACCTAATAAATATCCAGACTCGTGATATTCAATCATCTTGTTTAGCTTGTTTGGATCTTTTACAATTTCGGAAGCTATAAGAGTTAATAAATCGTAAATCCTATGAAGCATGATATAGTTAACCATAGGAATGTTATCTTCTAAATTTTGGCTGTCTGGATTATTTTCCATTATCTTCTACCATCTTAATAATTTTATCGTAAACTTCAATGCCTAAGATATTTTTATAGTTACAAGAAATACAATATAGATAATCTTTTTCTTCTAAATCCTGATTAGGAAAAAGAAGGCCTTGGTCTATTGGACATTCCAATTTAGGAACAAGGCCCTCTTCTGAAAGAGCAATATATTTAGATACGTACTGTATCTTTCTCATATTCTCCACTAGCTAGGAAATTTTTCTAGCCATTTCTTAGCGGAAGGGGTTATTCCCTTCCAGCTTGACCAATCAGTTCCGCCTTTGGTCATATAATACGTTATCTCTGCATTTATTACTGGATCAAATAATAGTACATTTGATCTCAGGTTGAATTTTTCTTTACGATCATCGCCAAGGTCACCCAGCATGTTGATCTGAAAAATCCCATAGGAACTGTCTCCAGTCTTCCTGTTACCGTTGTAAGCCATTGGTCTCCCGTTGGATTCCGACTTAGCAACAGCCCAAGCCAGTTTAAGGGCTTTTCCTTCAAAACCTATCGACTTTAAAAGATTTTTTAACTCTTTGTCGCTAAGCATCTCAGAAGGCTTGTAAACAGCATTGCTGTATCGTTCTAAGGTTTCTTTCTTCAGTTTTTTTGCTTGTAGATTTTGAGACTTAACTTCTTCTTGTTTAGCCTCAATTGCTTGAGTTTCTGTTGGACCAGGCTGGACTCCGAATAAGAATAATGTTACCATTCCTATAACGACCCAGTGATGAACAACTTCGCTCAAACGTTGTTTGATTCTCTCCATTGGCATTTCCTCCTTTAGAGATAACGAACTAATATAATAGCATTGGCGGACAAAAGGTGTCAAGCCAGTTGACCAGAAAAAATAATGAGAATTTCATTTTCTACGCTTAGGGCAAACTTTAATAGATCCGTAGGATACGGCTATGCTGGATATCATATTATTAATTCATTACAAAAATTAGGTCATGAAACGCCATATCAAGATCCAAATTCTTTAGTTCAATTAAATTTTTCTCAACCAAATCATTTTAAATTACATAGAAAGCAATATCAAATAGGATATACCCCGTGGGAATCTACAAAACTTCCAAAAGAATGGTATGAAAAGTTATTTTTATGTAATGAAATATGGACTACATCAGATTGGTGCAAAGAAGTATTTGAAAGTAATGGCGCAGAAAATGTAAGAGTGTTTCCTCACGGAATAGATTCAGATTTGTGGGTTCCTAAAAAAAGAATACAATCTGATAAAATTAGATTTTTGCATTTAGGAGAACCAGCTCCCAGAAAAGGCGGACAGATGGTAGTAGATGCATTTATATACTTATTTGGAAATAATCCAGATTACGAATTAACAATAAAAGCATATAAAAATAATACTACTCGTGTATATAATAATTACATAGATAAAGAAATAATTGGTTTGCCCCATGAAAAATTTAATAATATAAAACTTATAGAAGATGATTATGATGAAACTCAACTAAGAGATCTTTATTATAAGCATGATGTATTGGTATATCCTAGTTATGGAGAAGGATTTGGTTTTATACCGCTACAAGCGTTAGCTAGCGGAATGCCAGTTATATCAACATATGATTGGGCACATTATAAAAATTTTATAGGTCCACTAAAATTAAAATCAAAACTTATAGAATCCCCTTGGCCCTTCCCGCATCCAGGAAAAGTTTTTGAACCAAACTATGAACATCTACTTGAGGTAATGAAAGATTTTGCAAACAACTCAAAACCTTATTCTAGTTATTATTATGCCCAGTCAACTAAAATACATAAAGAATACGATTGGTTACAGTTGACTGATAATGCCTTTAAACATATTGTAGAAAAGTTTTCTTAAAGTCTTCCCACCATAAATAAAGTTTGCTAGAATTGGAGTCTATCTAATTTTATAATCAACCGCAAGGCGGAGAAAAGGTGTTACATGTCAAGAGTTATTGAAAATCCATACGAAAATTTTATTGCGCTATCAAGATACGCAAGATGGATTCCAGAAGAAAATCGTCGTGAAACTTGGGGAGAGACTGTAGATCGTTATTTTGTTTTCATGACAAATCATCTTCAAAATAACTACAATTATGTTCCAGATAAAAAACTTCTAGAAGAACTTAAAAATGCAGTTTATGATCGGAATGTAATGCCATCAATGCGATCTATAATGACTGCAGGTGCTGCATTAGATAGAGATCATGTTGCAGGATATAACTGCTCGTTTGTTCCAGTAGATTCACCACGTTCATTTGACGAAACAATGTATATTCTTATGTGTGGAACTGGTGTTGGATTCTCTGTTGAATATAAATATGTAAATAAACTTCCTGCCGTCCCAGAATCATTTGAAAAATCTACAACTGTTATCGTGGTTGAAGATTCAAAGACTGGTTGGGCAAAGGCTTATCGTGAACTTCTTGCAATGCTTTGGGCAGGACAAATTCCAGCAATTGATGTATCAAAACTTCGTCCAGCAGGTGCACGTCTTAAGACTATGGGTGGCCGTTCATCTGGACCACAACCGTTGATTAATCTTTTTGATTTTACAATTGCAAAGTTTAAGGCTGCAGCGGGTCGTCAGTTGAAGCCTATTGAAGCACATGATATTATGTGTAAGATTGGAGAAATCGTTGTAGTTGGCGGAGTCCGTCGATCTGCAATGATTTCGCTTTCTAATATTAACGATATTGAAATGGCGGCAGCAAAGTCAGGTAACTGGTGGGAAAATAATTCTCAACGGGCTTTGTCAAATAATTCAGTAGCATATTCTCGCAAGCCAGAAATGGAGCAGTTTATTGCGGAATGGAAGAACCTTTATGATTCTAAATCAGGAGAACGAGGCATATACAATGTGGCTGCTGCTCAAAAGCAGGCGGCAAGATGGGGACGTAGAGACCCTGAAATTCATTACGGAACCAACCCCTGTTCAGAGATTATCCTCAGACCTTATCAGTTTTGCAACCTTTCTGAAGTTGTAATTCGTGAGAATGATACTAAGAAAGACATTCAACGAAAAGTAGAATTGGCCACCGTTCTTGGAACGTGGCAATCTACGCTTACAGATTTTAAGTATCTTCGTAAAGTATGGAAAGATAATACAGAAGAAGAGCGTCTACTGGGTGTTTCTATTACAGGGCAGTTTGGGCATAAGTTTATGTCTGGAAAAGAAAATCTAGAAGAGCTAGGCAAGTTCCTTTCTCAAATTCGTGATTTAGCAAGAGAGAAAAATCTTGATGAGGCTACAAAGATTGGAATTAATCCTTCTGCAGCAATTACCTGCGTTAAGCCATCAGGAACTGTTTCACAGTTAACTGGCGTATCTTCAGGAATGCATGCATGGCACTCACCATATTACATTCGCACAGTTCGTGGCGACAAGAAAGATCCGCTATCTACATTTTTGAAGGAAGTAGGAATTCCAGTAGAAGATGATTTCATGAAGCCAAATGACACATATGTATTTTCATTTCCAGTAAAAGCACCAGAGGGTGCAATTGTGCGTGATGATCTTACAGCAATTGATCATTTAAATACATGGCTTGTATACCAACGAGAATGGTGTGAGCATAAGCCATCAATTACTGTATCTGTTAAAGAAGATGAATGGATGGAAGTAGGGGCTTGGGTATATAAGCATTTTGATGAGGTATCAGGTATTTCATTCCTACCACATTCAGATCATTCTTATAAGCAAGCGCCATATCAAGAGGTTACAGAAACAGAATATTTAGAGCTTCTTGCCAAAATGCCGTCTTCAATTCGTTGGGAAGATTTATCTTTTTATGAAACAGAAGATGGAACAAGCGGAACACAAACACTTGCCTGTACATCAGATGGCAATTGTGAGATTGTAGATATTTCTGCTTAGTAGTATAATAGAGTTGAGGCACAGCCTCAAATTCCTGGGCACAAAGCCCAGAAAAGGAGGATCTTATGAAACAAGATCTGAATAGTGATGGAAAGGTAACAATGCAGGAAAAATTTCTAGCAGCGTTGGCAAGCTATGGACGCCATTTTCTTGGTGCAACCATTGCTTTATATATGACTGGAAACACAGACCCAGGAGATTTAATTAAGGGTGGAATCGCAGCCACTTTGCCTGTTATTCTAAAGGCATTAAATCCTAACGAGAAGTCGTTTGGATTCGTAAAAAAGCCATAATTTAATAAGTAGATTAGGATAACTCCTATGCTAAAATAAGCGTAGGAGTTTTCCTATTTAGGAGATTTTCGGCAAATGGCAGTACAAAAAAATTTTGAGGTGGATCAAAATACCACCTTCTCGTTCGTCGTTGAATATAAAGATAGCAACGGCGCTGCAATAGATCTAACTGGTGCTACCGCAAAACTGCAAGCAAGAGATACGCAGGGCGGAAGCAAGTTAGCATTTACCCTAACATCACCTACTGGTGGAATTACAATTAATGGACCTTTGGGTAAATTAACTTGTAAAATGACTCCTACTCAAACTAATAAACTATTCTATCCAAAATCAGCCTATGACCTTATTGTAGTAGACAGCAATTCTAATAGAATTAAGCTTATAGAAGGATTTTTAACATTGAGTAGGTCGGTCACAATATGACAGAAACTATAGTAGTAACAGAAGTAAAAAATCAATTAGTAGTAGCCTCCCCTGGACCACAAGGAGCAAGAGGTAAATCAATACTAAATGGATCTGGAGCCCCTGCAAATAATCTTGGGCTTAAAGATGATTTTTATTTTAATACTGCAAATAATGATTTTTATGGGCCCAAGCTTTCAGATACAACCTGGGACGGGGCTACCGTAGTCCAACTTGCTACAAAAGATGACGTTTCATTTTCTCACTCTTGGGAAATAGGTCAAGTTACTGGTCCAGTTTCTGGCATATATTCTCTTCCGATCACCCATAACTTAGGATTTTATCCAAATGTCACTGTAAAGACTAGCGCTGGAGACATATTGGAAACTGGAATAGACTATAATAGTATTAATCAAATAACACTGACAATGGCTCAACCGTTTTCAGGGACAGCGTACCTGTCGTAAGGAGAAAAAATGGCAAGATTATTCGTAACTGGCATAAATCTCAACAAGAATGAGCTTTTAAATGCCAGAATCCAAAACCTCAGCACTGCGCCGTCAAGCCCAGTAGCGGGACAAATTTATTTTGATACAGTAACAGCAGTCTTGTATTTCTATAATGGAACTGAGTGGGTGCCAGCCTCTGGTTCTACAGAAGTTATTCAAGACGTAATTGGTTCTTCCGTATCTGGAGGAACAGGGCTAACAGCCACATACAATGATACTTCTGGTATCACAACAATTGATTTAGATAATACAACAGTAACAGGTGGAAACTACGGAACCACCGCAGCAAAGACCGCATCGTTTACAGTAGATGCACAAGGTCGTTTAACTGCAGCTTCAGAACAAAATATTCAAATTGCTACATCTCAAGTTACAGATTTAGCAGAGTTTATTGATGATACCGTAGGAGATTCTTTAGCAGGACTTGTAAAAGAAGGCGAAGGCATCGATGTAGTTTATGATGACGGAGCTGGAACCCTTACAATTTCTGGAGAAGATGCCTCTGGAAATAATAAAGGTATTGCAAGTTTTAATACAACAGATTTTACAGTAACATCTGGAGATGTAACTCTTAATGCTGAACGTGTAGAAGATATTGTATCAAATCTAGTAATTGGTGGAACAGGAATTGATGCCACATATAATGATGGCGCTGGATCATTAACAATTGATATTGATTCAACTGTTGCTACATTAAATGGAACTCAGGTATTAACAAACAAAACACTCGGTGGAGCACTTGGTGGAACTACTTTAGGAGCTAACTTAAATGCCAATGGCGTTTATATAACTGGTCTAGCAGATCCACTATATCCACAAGATGCAGCTACAAAGAATTATGTTGATACAGTTGCACAAGGACTTCATATTCATGAAGCAGTACATGCAGCAA